GACTCAAGAGAAGCTTTATGAGCTGTACGACTTTTGTGGAGAAGTGCCATTTGATGATAGTTGTGATTATTAAAGATTTGAACGGATAGATATCTATAATGCAAAAGGTTCTCGATCATGGATTCGTTCGTCTCGTGGATCACATGCCTCAGAAAGACTTGGATTCATCCATCGTCCAATCAGCGCGCGTCTCATACGGTGACGGCACCAAAACCTCTCGCGGAGATCGTGGTCTCATTCGTTACCTCTTACGCCATTGGCACACAACCCCTTTTGAAATGGTCGACTTCAAATTTCACATCAAGATGCCCATCTACATTGCCCGACAACACCTTCGTCACCGCACCGCCAGTGTGAATGAGTTGTCTGCTCGGTACTCGGTGGTTCCCAAGGAGTACTATGAACCCGATACCTACAGGGGTCAGTCCCAGGTGAATCACCAAGGTTCGGAGGGTGTCGTAGAACTTGGTGGCAATCTTGATGACAAAGTGGCTCAGCAACTGAGTCAATCCTTTGATGTCTATGAAGAACTCTTGGAAAATGGTGCCTGTCGTGAACAGGCTCGTGGTACCCTCCCCCAATCGACATACACTGAATTTTACTGGAAGATTAACCTACACAACCTCCTCCACTACCTCCATCTCCGAATGGATGCCCACGCCCAACAGGAAATTAGAGACTATGCGACAGCCATATTTGACCTCGTGAAGCCTCTCGTCCCCATCACGATGGAGGCGTTCATGGACTTCAGGGTGAATGCGATGCAGCTCACGGGTCCAGAGATTGAGGCACTCGCCACTGGAAAGGAGATTGAATCTCCCGGTGAGCGCCGCGAGTTTCAGGAAAAGTTGAAACGCTTAAAATTAAATGTCGACACAAAGTAAATGCTTGCCATTACAAACACGATGACCGTATTCGCTGCCGAGAAGAGGAACAAGGGGTTCAAGAGGTTGAGTAAGAAGATCCAGAAGGAACGTGACACTGATGTGGAAAAGATCAAAGAGAAGTTCTCTGATATTTTCCGTGATGAACAGCGTCGTCTGAAGGGATACTTTGAGGAGCACAACAAGTTGGTCAAGAAGGATGACAAACCCAAGAAGAGTGGTAAGAAGTCTATTGACTTTTACGAAAAGTAAGCCACAGAGTACAAAAAACAAAAAACATCGCGAGGGGTGGATTGTCCCCAAACTTCTCAGCCAATAGAGCGCACACCACGCTGTATTGGACGAGCTTAATTTCCTGTTGTGTTTTGACCATCGATCGTTTCATAGACCCCCTCGACTTTTGAAGACCTGTGACAGCCGTGTTAATTTTACCAATGGTTCCAGGTATCTCTGTCGTCTTCATGAATATGTCTCCAACATCCACAGACTCTATGATTTGTTGTTGGATGAGGGGTTCTAGGTATGTGAAATAGTTGAACTCTGGATCCAGTTTGAGACAAATACCTTCAATTGTGGAGAAGGCTTTGGCGAGATACACAAAACTACTGGGTACGACGAATGGTTTTTCGACAGCAAGTTGTGCAGCGAGATCATCATTCACAATTCCAGAACCATCGAGGGTTTCTAGGTATCCCAATATAGTTTCGAAGAAGAGTTCAATATCCGAAACATCTGAAGATGTTGGAACGATCACTCCCAATTTCACGAGGGTATCGACTATACCAGCGGTGTCCCTCGTGATTATGAAACCAAACAGTTTTGTGAACCCATCTCGGAGTTCTTCAGACAATGGTACAAGCAACCCAAAATCATAAAATACAAGTTTTCCTTTAGATGAAAATCCCAAGTTCCCGGGATGTGGGTCAGCATGGAAGAGACCGTTATCCATAGTTTGAATCACATATGAGTTAATCAGAGCTTCACATATCTTCTTCTTGTTCACCTTCTTGTCTGTAATCTCAGTCAACTTGGTGGAGGGTACATATTCCATAACAATCATCTCATCGTTTGAATACTTTTTGTAGACTCTCGGAACCTTTACCCAGTCAACCTCTTTCATACTTTTTCGAAACTTTATGGCGTTGTTAATCTCCTGTTTGTAATCCGCTTCACCCAACAGGTACTCGATGGATTCATCAAGGACCGACCCGGAACTGTTTCCCGTGTCGACACCCACGCGCTCTAAAAAATGTACAATGTCGCGTATGGTATCGGTATCCTCTTTCATGATATCCAGGATTCCTGGACGTTTTAATTTTACAACAACTTTCTGACCGTTTTGGAGTACAGCCATGTGGACTTGGCCAATACTCGCAGATTTAAATGGTACAGGGTCGAATTCTTTGAAAATATCATAATCTACAATGGTATCGAATTCCACGGGAGGGACTTCATCTTGTAATGATTCCAACTCTTTTGTAAATTCTGGTGGATAGAGATCCCCTCTCGTCGAAGCGATTTGACCTAATTTTACAAAGGTTGGTCCAAGTTCGAGGAGTTCTCCCTTCGTCCAACGACCCAATTCTGATTTATTCTGTACAGTTGCATTCTTCCAAAGAAACTTACCAGCAAACTTCCATGTTTTCAACTTTCTGTTAGGAAGCTTTACAGGAACCTGTTGAGCAACACATAACATTCTACTTTCTGTAAAGTTTTTTATTTTCTTAACTTATATAAATGAAACAAATTGCTAATCTATTTTCACCTGTGACTAGACCGGCAGAGTTGTTCGTAAACACCCAACCTGTATTCTTTTCGCTTATCATATTGTACCAGGGACTGTTCGCTGGTAATGCCATTGAAATACCAAAGAGACTCAAGGTGTTATTCGATAATAAAGTGTTCAGATTCATATCACTTATGCTTATCGCATTCAGTGCGACCAAGGATATCGAGTACGCACTCCTGTCGACTGTGATTTTCGTAGCCGTGATGTACGGGTTGAAAACTCCCGCGGAGCGCAAAAAGACTGGTCTGATTTAATTTGTGATATAAAAGTAGAATGAAGATTCATATAGTTGGATCAGGTCCAACGGGTATGTCCCTCGCGTGGGAAATCTGTCGAACAGGTGAACACGATGTCACAATCTACGATCGAAAGGTTTCAGCAGGCGGTTCTTGGTGGGAACCTGATATGGAGACTCGTGACCTCCATGCACACAGAATCGTTTTCGACAGAGCATTCATCAATACACAATCACTTTTCAAAGAGATGGGTATTTCTTGGGACGAAATGTTTCGACCAAAGGATAACGGTGAACATGTAAACTATGTACTTCGTTCTCTGAAACCAGGGGATTATGGTACACTCATATCACTTTTTTCGAGAGTACTCGCACAACCAAAAAAGTACAGGACCATTTCTCTGAAAAATGCCGTTGGAACTTTAACGGAAAGTGGTCAAGCTTGTATCGAACATCTTCCACTTATCATGGATGGTGTCACTTGGGATGTCATGACGGCTTACGAATTTGTACAAAACTTGAATCATGTCGCACTCTCGCAACCCTGTACACAGAGGGTTTCTGGTAAAGTCATGTGTGATGCGATGGAAGAAGCGCTCCTCAATGTTGGTGTGAATTTTGTATTTGGAACAGAGTTGAATGATGTGGATTATGGTGAAGACTCATTCCGTGCAGGTTTTTCAAATGGAACTGTCATTGATGACGGTATGCTTTTCCTATGCCTGGACAATAGTCCAGCTTTCAAGTTGATGGGAGACAACTGGGGTAAAGATGCTGTTAATACTGTTCGGGATAGTACCTACGGAGCAATCAATGTTCTTTTGGATTATGACAAGGTTCCAGACATTAAATCGGATCTTGAAGTCGCTGCAACCACCAGGTGGAATCTTCAACCCAAACTTTTGTATGGAACAAAAACGATTTCGTGTGTCATCTGCCATCTTACCGATGAAATACTTTCTACGGATCCAGAAACACTGAAGGTTGAAGTTGTGAAACAGTTAGGTGTTCCCGATCCCAGTGAAGTACGCATAGGTTGGGGTGCTGAGTGGAATGGGGAGAAGTGGGAGTTCTCTCAATCTTCGGGTGTTCTCAGCCTTAATGGACAACTCCCCTTTTTCGGGAAGTGTTCCAAGGTGGCTATGTGTGGTATGATGTCTCCCCGACACACACCTTACTCGAGTATAGAGGCGGGTATCGAGGTTTCTAGGACTCTCAGTCACGAATATTTTGGGACCAGAGAACCTCTACGACCCATACTTCTTTCACAAGTGACAGTGTTCACCATCGTATTACTTATAGTTATAGTCTTAGTATATCGTAATAGAAATCAATGAAGTTTAGAGGTGTCATTCATGAACCCATGTACGATTTCAACAACAAAAAGTATATTCGTGTCAACATCCCGGAACATTGTGTAGACGTCATCAGTAAAATACATGAATCCAAAAGGTCTCTCCTTCTCTACGATAATGTGGATGATCCCCTAGAAGGTAAAGTGCTCAAGTTGAAAGTTCCATTCCGTTACAGGAGGGTGATGTGTGACGTCCAAGGACGTCCCGTGCAAACTCTTGTAAAGGGTGATGATGTGGAAATCATGGTAGCCTTCAAAGGGGTCTGGAATATAGAAAATCACTCAGGCTTCTCTTGGATGCTCTCTGGCTGTTCCGCACTCTCTTGAGTCTGGTTGGGATCATTAGGGAGATCAATGGTCTTGAGACCACCCTTCTGGAAACCACGGAAGGTCTGTAGCATACCCTGGAGACGGAAAATCTCTTGGGTCATCTGCTCAATGTTCATCTCAAGTTTCTTAATATTCTCTTCAACGTCGACGGTAGGCATCTTATACCCATTTAAAGTTTTTCATCTTTAAATAGATATGCTTACACGAACTGGATACCTTGTAAATGAGGGACCGATCCAGGAAATTAAAAAGGAACTTACGGTAAGACCTATTGTCAATGGGGACTTTGGATTTCCTCCACCGCCTTTCAAAGTTTTCCGACCAACTAAGAATGGAGTCTGCGTTCCCCGATTCTACGGAACTACTAAACTCGGAGAACCTAAGGAGGATCGAAGACCCGAACCAACTCGAATCAAGGCAAAGTTTGCTGGACAACTCCGAGACGCTACACACCAGAACGAAGCAATGGCAGCTGCAATTAAAGCAGGTCATGGGGTCCTTTCTTTACCATGTGGCTTCGGGAAGACGACGGTATCCTTGGCAATAGCTTGTAAGTTGGGATATCGTACGATGATTGTCGTACACAAACAGTTTCTAGCTGATCAGTGGCGTGAACGCATTCAACAATTCTGTCCAGGTGCTACGATTGGGGTTGTTCAACAGAATAAAAAGGAGGTTGACTGTGACTTTGTCATCGCGATGCTTCAGTCTCTTTCCCTTAAAGAGTACTCGTTCACCGACTTTGACACGGTGGGTACACTCATCGTAGATGAAGCCCATCACATCTGTGCGAAGGTGTTTAGTCAGAGTCTTTTTAAAGTGTGTCCCCGACACATCTTTGGACTTTCGGCAACACCCGAAAGGAAGGATGGACTCACCAAGGTGCTCCACTGGTTTATGGGTCCCACATTCTTCGCAGTTGAGAGGAAAAATCAAGAACAGGTGGAGGTGTTTCCAGTGACTTTCGATTCAGCAAACTATAGAAATCCACCACCCTCCATGCGAAACGGGAAGATTTCTATGCCCAATATGATCACACAACTTGTCGAAGATCGTCAAAGAAATAAGATGCTAGTGGAATTGGTGAAAAAGGCTTCAGCTGGTACGAGACAACTCCTTGTCCTCAGTGACCGTCGTCAACATTGTGAACTTCTTCATCAATGTTTTCCCAAGACATCTGGACTGTACATGGGTGGTATGAAAGAGGCAGCACTTCAAGAATCTTCCAAGAAGAAGATCATCTTTGCGACTTTCAGTCAAGCCCATGAAGGTCTCGATATTCCAACCCTCGATACGGTCATCCTGGCCAGTCCTAAGTCTGATATTACCCAAAGTATTGGAAGAATCATGAGAGAAACGAAAGGGAAGAAGAACGAACCACATATATATGATGTGCATGATCCATGGTCAGTGTTTACAGCGATGTACTACAAGAGAATGAAAGTGTACCGCCAAGGTGGTTTCAAAATTCATGGAAAGTTTGTAGAAGAAAAGAAGAATGACTTCCCTCAGGGAAAATGCCTATTTTTAAATCTGAACAATTATTAAATGTCCGGTGCATTGATACAACTTGTTTCCAAGGGTGTTCAAGATGTTTATCTCACGAGTAATGAAGGGCATTCATTTTTTAGAACAAAGTTCATGAGACATACAAACTTTTCACAAACACCTAAACTCATCAAAACAATGAATGAAAATGATGTATCTATAACAATACCAGTTCTTGGAGATGTGATTAATGCTGTATGGTTTCAAGGTTCTAACAAACTGATGGATATGTTTTTTAAATCCACTATTGATTTATATGTCGGTGGACAAAAAATAGATTCTCAACATTTTGATTATTACGCTGACATATGGCCAAACTATCTTGCAGACACATACAGTAAATCTAGAGAACTAAACAATAAAACAAGTTCTAAGAATTCTGGATTCTTACCTCTTCAGTTCTTCTTCTGTAATCACAAAGCATTCTTACCCCTCGTAGCACTTCAAAGTCATCAGGTGGAGATAAAAATCACATTAGATCAAACGAGTCTCAATGGTTTGACGGAGACTCAGAAAAAATACGAAGTGTATGGAAACTACATTTTCCTCGATAAAGAAGAACGAGAGAGTATTTCGAGACGTTCAGCAGATTTTGTAATCACACAAGTTCAGCGTATTGAACACCAATTAAACCAGGATGATGGATACAATACAATTGATTTAAGTTCATTTAATCATCCAGTGAAATCCATATTTTTTGGATTTGATTCAACTACGAGTACATATACCGATGATTATTTTACATTTTCGGGGGCTGATCTTCATGTAAATGGTACACCTTTATTAGAAAATATGAATCCTGTCTACTTTCACACGATCCAAAATTACTATAAATCAGAATACGGTGTATCGGACTATGATGTCACGAGAAATATGCTATTCTATACACGCTATTTCGCATACCATTTCTGTATGAACGCATCTCAGTACAACCCATCGGGTTCGTGCAATTTCAGTCGTCTTGATAATTCGAAACTGATAATTCGTGGGGTAGATGTCGCACCAAGTAGGTCAAGTGACTCATTATATGTCTACGCTGTCAATTACAACGTTTTAAGAATCAAGGATGGTTTGGCTGGAATATTATTCGGAAATTAACTTTACGAAGAGGGAAAACCTCTAAGTAGACTTAACACATTTATGCCCTGATGGAATCAGAGACGGCTAACACAATTACGCCGACAATGAAAGCCATGACGACGTAATTCATCTCAGTTTCTTCGAGTCCGACCTGAGGTTTAACCTCTTTGGCCTCGGGTTCCTCGACGACATTCTGACGTCGACTGGGAGGATCCAGTTCCTCTAGCGGACAATACGCTATCATTTATATATATTTAGAGATTAATTTCCGTCTTCTTCTTTCGTCGAGTACGCTTCGCTTTTGTGCCACCACCGACGTTCACCTCCTTGACTTCACCACCAGTGGAGTCTCCTGAAACAGAAATAATGTCCGAAACATCATCTTCATCGGCGATACTCTCATTGGTGGGACCAGGCATGGTCGTGTTCATTGGGGGTGGAGGAGGCATCATGATACCACCCATGAGACTCGAGATGTCGACACCTGGGCCCTGCATCTCATAGTTACCCGTACCACCCACAGGGGCGTTATCAGCCGGTCCATCTGTGTTCCTGGTTGTATTCTGAACCGCGGACATCATGTTCTTCACAAGATCGGGGTTCTGTTTGATAACATCGTTCATGTTGGGCATGACCGACTTGAACATACTATTCGTGAGGTGGAACATCATCGCCGAACCACCCAACATCATGATCAACTTCACCTCTGGGGCGACACTGACCTTCGAGCGGTACTTGACATACAACTCTTCAAAGACACCGTCGTAGTCGTCAACATTCTCCATAACGGACTCAGACCAACCCTCTAGCTGTATTTCAAAGGGGTTGTAACGCTTGTTGAGGAACTCCAGACCAGTCACACACGCAACCAACATTCGCCTCGAAAAGCGTACCGACTGCTCCACATCTATGCTATATGTGATACGCTTCACCTCTGATCGCAGTTCCTCGATGTTCGAATAGGCTGTGAGTCTCTTGTTTACTGCGAAACCCTTCTTCTCGAGACGCCCTAACTTGTTAATGAGATCAGCCTTTTCTTCGTCGATCGATGTATACCCCTTCGAAGGCTGCTCTTCTTGAGAACCAGGGGCATTCATAGGTTCATCATCAAAGAAAGTCTCTTCATTTTCACCATAGTCAATCTCTTCATC